GTAAAATTTGCGGAGGAATTTGTGGAAGGAACGATGGTGAATTTGTTTTATAATCCGTCGAACGATGTTCAAGGGTGGGAATTTGCAACGAAGAATGTGGTTTCTCCGGTGGAAAAAAAGGCAAATGAGTCAGGAGTTGTTGATAAAAAGTGTTTTCGACGGATGTTTTTGGAAGCATGTGCTGCTGCTGGATTGAATTTTGACGATTTGCCCAAGGAGTATTCGTATAGCTTTGTTCTACAGCATCCGGATAACACAATTGTTGCGCCGGTAAATAGTATGGCCTTGTATATTATTGCAATGTATTATATTGATGGAATGACCGTGTATGAGATGGATCGTTCTGTTGTGAAGTGGTCAGAATTTTCGAGAGTTTATCATCCGGCCAGATTTTTAACAGACGATTTGCAAAAAGTGCTGAGAGTGTGGGCATCCAACACTTCGTTGTATTATTATCCGGGCGTGATGTTTCGAGGACACGAAGGACAGCGTTATAAATTCCGAAATCCAAATTATGAGTGTGCAAAAAATGCGAGGGGGCAAGTAGAAAAGAGTCGATTTGTTTATTTGCACTTGAAAAGTCTGGGAGCATTGAAAAAACATTTTCAGCGAGTTCCAGAAGATGAGTTTGTGTTTTTCCGACACCAGACGAACTTGTATAACTATACGCACAATTTACATCAAAAATATTTGGAGTGTTATGTGCACAAGAAAAGGCCGTTGAAAGAGTATGCGGTGGAATATCGAAAAAATATGTTTCAATTGCATGAACGTTACAAGGTGGAACTAAAGACAGCTGGTAAGCGTGTAAACATGACATTTGTCATTGATTTTATGAGTGAACAAAGTATATCGTCACAAATGTTTGTTCTTAAAAAGTTTGAAGATAGTGTTACTGTCATTGATAATGAAGCCGTTGATGGTTTGGAGACATTGCAAGAAACTACTACTACGTGTCCTGGTGCTCCGCGCAAAACACGAATATAACAAAACAAAAAATAAATATAAAATAAGTTACGAATAATAAATAAATAATAAAATTAAAATAAAAATATTCATACAAGATAAAGAAAAAATAATATAGGTATGAATATTTTTAAAATGAATTGCAATTTAGTTGTTTTTGGTTTTATTCTATTTTTTTCATATGTCATTTGTTTATCGATTTTTTCATGGAATAAGATTGAATCCATGTCAGTATCTGAAACTGCAAATGCAGACAGTCTAAAAACGGACATGCTGGCAGCAAAAGTGACTGCGCTTCAACCGGTTGTTGATAAAACATCAAAAGATGTTGGCGACAATGCTACAAGTATTAAAGCGAATATGGATTTAATCACAACCGTTTTAAAACAAAAAGTGAATGATGTGAATAAAAAAGTTGGAAAGGATATTACAGATAAAAATAATGCACCCCCTCCGGTTACTGGATTGTCATAACGATATATGAATTGATTTTAATTCATTATAGAACTAGTCGTCGAACAAATAGAGGAGAGTTAAATTCAGGTCGTTTGCTTCTAATCTTTTTCTCATTACAGTATCGAATATAAAAAGCTCGTTCTTCATCATGTTCGGGGTGAGGAGAGGGAGTTGTGATTGAACTACGATAATTGTTTCTAGGACATGGGTCAGATGAGACTGTTGTACTTTGTTTTGTTTGACTTCGTGTCATAACTGTATTATGAATTGCTGCCTTATTTTCCATTTCGGATAGATGAAGTTCGCTCTTTATTTTCAAACGCAAACTTCTTCTGACAGGCAAGGGGGTTTTGGGAGTAACGATATCGATATTCTGAACAGGTGTTTGAAGATGGAGATATTTTCCTCCTGACGATGATAATGACTTTCGAGGGGGGGGTGGTGATGGTTCGGAATCGGATTCGGGTTCGGACTCGGATTCGGGTTCGGACTCAGACTCTTCTCCTACAATAAATCCAAAACGATTGTAAGACGGTGACATGTAATAGTATTCAAATTTGTGAATTGTTCTTACTAGTAATTTAATAAGAAACAAGATAACAATCAAAATGTAACCAACACCTATAATCACTTCCATAAGGTTTGTATTCATTGAATGAAATGGTGTAAACAATTTTGAAATGTCTTCTTCTGTTGTTTCATTCCTTTCATTAGTTGCATTGTTATAATATATGATTCTTGACATCATTCGCCGTTTTGCAATTTCAAGCACTTCTCTTAAAAATTGTTGTCTTGAATTTGGAGAAGGAGAAGAATAATTGGTTGACTGCATTGTGTTGTGTTGTCTCACTTGTTCGTGTGGTTTATAGCTTGCTAATGAATGCCATTTCAAAATTCAATTTTAATAAAAATGTAATTTAATTTTTAAAATTTAAATAAAACATTTAATAATATATAATATATAATATAAATTATAAATTTAGACAATTTAGACAATAATATAAAAAATGGCGAATGTTGAGGGGGACCTTTACAATTGGTTATTAGAACACGGGCATAATAGTCCTGAACGTGCACATAAACTGGCGAGTTTATTGCAAATTTCTCGTATAAGAATACCTCATAATATGAGAACAAATGGTAAGCTTGTAAATTTTTTTTTGGAAAGACCCGCTATGTTTGGGGTTGTATATGGTTCTGATGAAGCACAAAATCCAAGTATTTATGCTGTCACTGTAATAAGAGAAGAAGAAGATCGTGGTCGTGGTCGTGGTCCTAGTCGTGGTCGTGGTGGTATTCATAATAATTATCAGCCTTCACGATTAGCACAAGAAATACTTGATGCTGAAGAAGATGCCGAAATGGTAGATGAAATTCCATTTATTGAGAACCTTCCAACAAATGAAAGGCGCGAATACGACTTTTCACGAGAAAGTCCTTATCCAGTAACATTTGACCAGATTGCACCCGCAGCCGCAGGACCGGCATTATTCCGTTATGATTATGGAGGTAAAAAACAATCTAAATCTAAATCCAAGTCTAGAAGCACAAGAAAATCTAAATCCAAGTCTAGAAGCACAAGAAAATCAAGGAGTAGAAAAAATAGAATTAGAAGAAGCAAATCCAAGTCTAGAAACTAGGATAAAAAAAACAAAAAAAATAATAAAATGAAATGAACAACAAATCAGTTTACTATTGTAATTTATAATTTATAATATAACATAAATAAATGAATATGAAAAAAAATAAATAAAACGATCGTTTTAATTTATTAAAAAAGATGATTGAAATGGAACGGTGTTATATATGTTTAGAAAATTTAGTTGATGATGTCAATGGATTCACATCATCTAATTCATGTAATGATAACAATAATAATAATAATAATAATTTGAAATGTGGCTGTTTTAATCGATACCATATACATTGCTTAGATACGTGGCTTTCAATTAAAAACAAGTGTCCTATTTGTAAAAAAAAAATAAATGAAACTGAAGAGGATGAATTTGAGTTGGAAGTGGATGACAATGATATATTTTATAACCCACTTTTATATTTTATAACTGTTTATTTTATATATTTCATCGTATTATTTTCAATCAATCATTTTATTTATATTTATTTTTTGGAATGATGCGCAGTGAATAAAAAAAAATTGTTTTTTGTTTTTGTTTTTTTGTTTTTGTTTTTTTTATTTTTGTTTTTTTGTTTTTGGCCCATACCACTACAGCCTCAGCCACTCATATTTGTTTTTTTTAAGCAAATGTGTTTGCAATATTTCTGTTTTGGTCAACTTCGCGAGTGATGTCAGTGCCAAATACGCGTTTTGCGCCTACACGTGTCACTTGAACACGTTGCTGACGCTGTTGTGCTCGAAAACGTTGATTGTGCATTGTCTCCAAGAATGCCATCATTCGACGAGTGAATGGCGCAGAAGGTTCGATAATTTCTGCATAACGTTCGGCGAGATTCAGGAATTCATCAAGACGCTCGGATTCGGCGGAACTGGAAGGGACAGGATTCACATTTTCCATACGTTCTAGTAGCATTTCTTCAATAGTGCGAGCAAGGTTTTGGTTTTGTCCAAGTTGATTCGAAGTAGACATTTTTTAAAGACGGGGGAGAGCACTAATGAAAATAAATAAACTATTTTATTTTTCAATTTGTTTATTTTTATATGAAATAAAAAACTTTTTTACTCAATTTTTTTAATAAAAAATATTTTTTTTTGTTTTTTTTTGGTATAGCAGCTCAGTTTTTTTTATTTTTTTATGGTTTGATTTTTTGTTTCAAGTAAAATTTGTTTGGAAATTCCATTAAAATGTCCCGAATCCGAATGGCGTGTCGTAGAATCGAAAATTGTCCTCAATGCTGTTCATAGCAGTCCAGCTGTTTCTGCAGCTGCTGAGAGGGGTTGTCCAAACGTTGTCTGTAAACTGATTGTACAAGATTTGTGAGGAGCAATCCATTTCACCTCCGCCACAGCCGCAAATGCAGTTGTTGTTGGTGACTGGTTCACGAATAGGAGGAGGAGGAATCTTGATTGGCTGCTGTTGTTGTTTTTGTTTTTCAGTGTAAGGCAACACGATCCAATAGGAAGGATCAGAGAACACGATGCGTGTTTCTTTGCTTGCATCTTTCAGACGCTGTTGAAAGTGTTTGGATACGATACCTGGAATCCAGAATTGAACCTTGACGATTGCAAACCCAAATGCTGCATTTGGAACTTCGTGCTCAAAAAACTCCACGGATTTCACGACTGCAATTCCTTGATGGTCAAAGACCTTTTTCATATACTCGCCATGACCCATATGAGTGCGGTTGACACGAGGAATGTACAAAGTAGACAACATTTGATTTGAGAACGACGAACGATGATAATAGAAACACTAATCAAAATAAAGATAAAAAATAAGTTTTCAATTTACATTTTTTTGATTCAAAAAAAATCAAAAAAATCATAAAAAAGATAAAAAATGATGACAAAAAATGAATAGATAATTCATTTTAATTTAAGCTCCACCTCTGAACAAAATGGGATTATAGTATGGCAAAAAATCAAAACAGTTATTTCCACTCGCATCCTTTTTAAAAGTAAAACCGTCGGCACAACATCCAAATTTGGATGAGTCGCAACCGTAATGTGCTTGGCGGAAATTATACATTTGGTTAGGAGTCATTTGACCGGGTTTCATGAGTTCGTTCATGTAATCATCCATGTCATTGTCATAATAATCTGCTGGGATATCGCCATCATCGTCACCTCCTCCTCCTCCCATGGCATCGGGTTTGGGGTACAGGTTGCAGTCACCTATAAATTTTTTTGTTTTCGGATCGCGTTTACATGCAGTGTTACAATCTAATTTTTTACACGTGTCTGAAGAATCACAACCAAACATGAATTTCATTCCTGATTTATCTACATATTCAATACCACAAAATCCGACATCTTCATCGTATTTGGGGTCATTGGGTCCACGTTTTTTACGGTAAGGATCATATCTATTAAATTGTTTGTTTGAGCCGGTTCTCGGTTGTTCATAACATTTTGCTTGCGTACAATCCAAAATGTCTTTGCCACCGCCGTCATCACCACCGCCGTCATCACCACCGCCGTCATCACCACCGCCACCGCCACGACGGTTTGGAGGAGGAGGAGGATCGGGATTGGGTGGCGGCGTTGGACAAACTCCTTCAGGACAAATCACCGGGGGTTCACATGCACTGCAGTCGGGGTCATACTGACAGTAATCCTTATCTTTTGTAATTCCACCTTCGTATCCGCCCCATGTACACACTTGAGGACAAAGGCTGGTTGCTTTCAAGTCGGATGGAAACCATGGAGTTACATCAATCGGTGTGTACGCGGGTTGGCTGCCTTTTAAATCAATTTGTTTGGTTTTAAATAAACTGGCAAGCGGGCTTTCATGTGGGCTATACTTGTTATCAGGATCAAAATTTAGTGTCAACGTATCACTATCGCCGCCATTCAAATTAAATTCTAATTGATTCACATAAGGGTCAACCACTTTTTTTCCAGGTTTTTTATATTTTGGATCATGAGCTATGCATTCAAATTTTGAAAAATCACTTGCAGCGCGAATAATTCGTTGCATCTCGGCTGCAAGTGTGTCAAGTGTGTAAACCCCAGGCGATATTGGAACGGAGGAACTTGTACCTTGTGCATCTATTATATCGAAATTATTGTGACCGTCTTCCACATTGTATCGCGTACAATTTCCGTCGACATCACCGGCTGGATGTTGCCAACACCCCTTCGGGCACGTTCCTGGTGCAAATCCCTCTCTTAAGCCAAATAAACTATAATAAGAACCATATAAGATAACGAGTATAAGTATGCTAAACAATACCCATTTTCCGATTATAATATTAAAATCTAAATTTAATTTCATACAATAATAATTATACAGTTAATAATTATACTATATAAATATTAAATAAAAATGAATTTTATTAATAATTTATTTTTATTTTTTTTATTCTTGCGCATTTAAATATTAATTTATTTTAATTTATTTATTCTAAAATATGTCCATCTATATTTTTTTCTGCGATTGTCTGCGATTAACGTAAAACATAGCTGTGCAAACTTTGTGTGTACGGATTCTTTCGAAATGCGTCTAAAATATCGGGCTGAATGCGCTCGCAGTTCACAGATTCTTGGTAATTCTGAGGATATTTATCCAGTTTTCCGTACGTTTGCGGTCCAGGCGGATTTGAAATTCTGAATACCGGGTTTGGAATCCAAGGGTCGCAATTCTCATCATTTCGCTTGACACAAATGTTTGCAGTCGGGTTAAATAATCCGATGCTTCCACCCGGCGTAAAATTGGTTGAAATCTTATTCACATTATTGTGTTGATTGTATTGCGCTTCATAAACGCCAACACCTTGGTTTGTAGCACCACCGCTTGATCCAACATATTGCACGCTGGTTGTATCGCGCTGATTGTAAATGGCTTGTTGAGGGTTTGCTAAATACCCGCTACCGCTGGTTTGTGCGTCAATGTTCAAATGGTCGAATCCAAGCAACCCTTCCGTTGTTTCCTTGATCGTGGTGGGAGCTCGACTGGCTGGATTGTAAACAATGCCCGACGAACCGAACGCCGGTTTCACGTCACCATAGAGTCGAATATTTCCAATTGCATTTTCTTTTCTGGAAGGTCGCAAAAAGTCGAGAACCGGTGCAACCACGGCGCGCATGGCGCCATAAATAATACCGCCTTCATGACTTTTCGTGGTGCCACGATTGTTTGGAAGCAACCTGAATCCATCACGACCATGATCGTTTTCACCGGGCGCGTGCTTACCGCTGCTATGCGCGTGCGAAATGGGGTGCGCGCTCGACTCGGGTCTCCTTGACGGTTCATAATTATTTGGCGCATACGTGTTTGTCCCCGTTACGTTTGAGTCGGGACCATAATATTCGCTGCTAGTGCAAACACGGGACTGTGGCTTATACACTTCTTTAGCCCGCGCAGTTTGCGCTTTTTCGATACCAGTGGTTGTGAGCCAGCGATCCGACGTATTCAAGAAAAACTTATCCGGTAAATACTTCTCAACCTTTCCAAATGTCTCCGGCGTTGGCGCATTCAGGTTGTTCCAGTTATATGCAGGGCCTTCATGGCTTTCGAGACCAAACGTCACTTTCGGATTGTTCAGCGTGCGCAACTGGTCGACATTTCGATCCACCCATTTATCGCGCGCCTCCATTCCCGAGTTAAATCCGTCACTACCCATTGCGCTATACCCCTGATCTAATCCCGGTCCCACATGAATCTCTTCCCACGGTTTCACATTTGCCATTTTACTTCCAGGCATGACGCGTGACTGAATAAAATCGCTCACGTTTGGCATACCATTTACAAAATTCAAGTCATTTTGCGGTGCAAAAAGTGGCGCGCGTTCTTCTTTACGTATTTTTTGAGAGCCGGCTCCCGACATTGTGTCGAGAACTGATTCGACAGCATTTGCATCCGCAGTGCGCCCTTTAATTTTCGCTCCGAAGAACGGCACCATATTGTTATGCTGAAAGTCGTTTTGGTTAATGGGCTCACCCGTTAACGAATACACGGTATTTGGACTCGTAAACCC